AGCTTCAATCAAAGAAGCTAGAAAGAAAGGTTTTAATACAAAAAGTAATAGATTTAAGAACAATAAAAGAGTAGCTGAAGCTCAGATTGATAGAGCTGACAAAGGACACCATCCTAGTTACGTTAAACCAAAAAAGAAATAATGAGTAAAGCACTATTTATAAGTAGAGACGATTTAGTTAGATATACACCAATATCTGGAAACCTAGATTTTGATAGAGTAGTACAATATATTGAAATCGCTCAGGATATTCATATACACGAGCTATTGGGCTCTAGACTATATAATAAGTTACAAGCTGATGTTTTAGCTAATACTTTAACTGGGGACTATGAGATATTAGTTAAGCTTCACATTAAACCTATGTTAGCTCAATATAGTTTACTCGAGTTTTTACCGTTTAGCCAGTTTAGTATTAATAACAAAGGGGTGTTTAAGCATACGAGTGAGAACGCTGAGACCTTGACTAAGTCAGATATATCGATGATGACTGAAGCTACTAGAGACACAGCTCAACACTATGCCACTAGAATGGTAGATTACCTATGTGCATACCCTAGTTTATTTCCAGAGTATTTAACGAATAGTAAAGACGAATTAAATCCGATTAGATCTACTAATTTTGGAGGTTGGAATATATAATATTAAAACACCTTAAAAAATGGCTACATTAACTGGTACTCAGATTAAAAATACATACGATTCTCTATTAAAAATAGAAGATAATGACGGAATCTCCAGCTCTAGTAAGTTAATAACTGACGGACTAGGAAATGCTACACCTCTATCGATGTCTACTAGTCGAGTGATATCTAGTGTAGATATACAAGCCTCATCTTTCAGCACTCCAGGAGGACTAGCTACAAACGCTTTAATGGCTAACGGAACTACAGCGAGTTTACCCTCTGGAAATCAAACACTAGACTGGACAGTAGCTCAAACTGGACTTGTAATACACAACTCTAATATAGCTAATTTATATAGTGGTTTTAGGGTATCTGAAGCATCGGTCGTAAAAGGAATCATAGGCAATGGAATGGTTCTTGATTTTAAGAACGGACTTAACACGAAAGCTCAAGTCATTGACGATATAATAAACTCTAATGCTATATCAGTGTCATTTGACGTTGAAAACACTAACTGGGATGATGCATACACTCACTCGCAATCAGCTCACGCTCCAATTAATGCTGAAGCTAACGTTCAAAGTGATTGGAACTCTACTAGTGGTGATTCTCTTATATTAAACAAACCAACTATACCGTCTGGAAATTCGATAATAGACTGGACATCTTCTCAAGGGGGTGGATCTGTTTTTATACATCCAGACAACTACACGTCTGGAGGCGCGTCTCTATCTGGAGGAACGGATAATTATGTTCCTTTATGGAATGGCTCAACAGCTCTAGATAGCTCTGTAATAGCTCAGTCTGGATCAAAAATAGGTATAGGAGAATCTAGTCCTAGTGAAACTTTGGTGGTCAGAGAGGGAACTAGTGATAGCTCTATTAAAATACTATCTTATAATAATGCAACTGGAACTGAATCAGCGATTAATTTTGCAGCCGTAGCATCTGGGGCTAATTACACAAAGGGAGGTATAACTTTTAGACGTAGTTTGTCAGCTGGTCGCGGTGATATTCATTTCTTAAATGACAACAATACAGATAGTGGAAATGCAAACACTACAGACGATACTAAAATGATTATAAAGAGTGACGGAGACGTAGGAATAGGAACTTCAGATCCAGACTCTAAATTACATATATACGCGAATAACGCTGACGCTCCAACAGTATTAACTATTGAAAACGGAGACACTGGTGTAGTGGCTGGTCAAGACTTATCTAAGATAGAGTTTTTGACTAGTGATGTATCGGCTCCTGGAGCTGGTGTAGCTGCAAGTATTAGAGCTGTATGTCAGAATGCAGGTAACATATTCGATTTAGCTTTCAATACTCAGACTGGACCTACAAGGACAGAGAGAATGAGATTAGACGGAGCTGGTAATTTAGGAATCGGCACTACAGACCCTAAGTCTAAACTTCAAGTCGTAGGGCTAAGCTCTTATTCTAATAATGCAGCTGCTATTTCTGGAGGACTCACTGTTGGAGCTTTTTACCATACAGCTGGAACTCTTAAAGTAGTTATTTAATGGTATTAAGCAATCAATTAAATTGTTTTTAAATAAAGCACTAATGAACCAAAAGGATAGAGAATCAATGAGTAATTTTAAAACGAAAGTCGATGACTTGAGGACTAAGCAAATAGATTTAGATCGTAAAGTGGACCTGATACTAAGAACTCTAGAAGATGATAAATACAGCTCATCTACTGGATTAATCACTGAAGTGAACGAACTTCGTGAGCAAATGCACAAGCTTATGTATATCAATCAATCTATAAAACGTATCTTTTGGTGGATAATGGGCATAGTAAGCTCTATACTAACTTTCTTACTAACTACATTTTTCAAAGAATGAGAACTATTAAAAAAATAATCCTTCATTGTTCAGCTACTCCAGAAAATAGAGACGTATCTACAGAAACCATAAAAAAGTGGCATACAGATAAGGGCTGGAGTGACATTGGATATCATTACGTTATAGACTTAAACGGCAATGTAAACAAAGGGCGTCCAGTAGAGCGTCAAGGTGCTCACGTTAGAGGTTTTAATAAAGATTCTATTGGTGTCTGTTACGTTGGAGGTGTAGACGCTAACCTAAAGGCTAAAGATACACGTAACGAAGCACAGAGAGCGTCTCTAAGCTACTTTATCTGCTATTTGATGGATAAGTACCCAGGATCTACTTTGCACGGTCACAACGAATTCTCTAGTAAAGCGTGTCCTTCTTTTGATGTACAAACTGAATACAAAGATATAATAGAATACTATAAAAAATGAAGACTTTATTAATTTGCTTATTTTCAATGTTCTCACTAATTAACGTTAATGAGCATAAGTATTACGTATCACCTCAAATAGAGCCTTATGTGAATGAGTATTTCGAGTTATTAAGGAATAATGATATAACTGTTAAGCGTCAAAACTTTGTAGTGATGTTTAATTCTAAAATGCCACATCCTAGTATTGCTGGTTATGCCTGGGGTATGTTTAGAGATGATGTAGTTATAGTCAATATAAGTCCTAAAATATGGACCTTCTTAAATAAACAACAAAAACGATCGCTGATATTTCACGAATTAAGTCACGACTTATTTAACAGCTTACATACTGAGGACGTTTATATAATGAATCCAGAGTTGCATAGTAGGTCTGAAGCTTACTTTAACAATACAAAGAAGTCAGATAGAGAACTAATTAAATATATTAAAGATGGAATCTAAAAAAGAGAAAAAAACTAAAATAGGTAAATTCCTTCAATCTATTAACTTCGGTAAAGTAGCTGAAGTAGTAGGTAATGTAGTGAGTGGTAATTGGAAGGGTGCTATAGACGTTATATCCAATAAAGATAACGGAATGACTGACGCTGAAAGAGAGTTTGCATTAGCAGTAATGAAATTAGATATGCAAGAGATGGAATCAGTTACTAAACGATGGGACTCAGATATGACTTCAGACTCTTGGCTAAGTAAGAACGTAAGACCTATGGCTCTTATATTTCTAACTTTCTTTACTATGCTTCTAATATACCTAGACTTCTACGATGATACTATTCAAGTTCCTACGGAGTGGATCGAATTACTTAAATCTCTTTTACTAGGAGTTTATATAGCTTATTTCGGGTCGAGAGGGTTGGAGAAATACAAAGCTATTGGCAAATAAAATCAGTTAGGGCGTATACGATACCTAGATTAAGAAAAAAGAATCTCTATCTGAACTCTAGAGGTTACTTCTACTAAAGAAGCTTGACTCTAAAGAAGCTGAACTCTAAAGAAGCTTGACTCTATAGTAAGTTTGTATTGTTTTTTTAAGAGTAAGTTTTGCGAAGGTACGGTAAATTTCTGACATATGCAAGTTTTTAAGGACTTATTTTTTAATTATTTTACATAGGTGTACTTTTTACAAATAAAACTGTTTTTAAATAAAGACATACATATAACTTAGAGACGCTAAGGTGCATTGGTTTTTAGTAGGGTTTTACCCAGTGCACTGTCTCTTATTTTTCTACACTATGGCAAAGAAAAAAACACTAAAATATTGGAAGACCAAAATAGACAAACCATTTCACGAATACATTAGACGTAGAGACGCTGACGATGACTCTGGTTATTGCCAATGTATTTCTTGCGATAAACCTATTCATTTTACTGAGTCAGATGCTGGGCACTTTATATCTAGAGGTAAGCTAGCTACTAGATGGGACGAACGTAATGTAAATGCTCAGTGCCGAAAATGCAACAGATTTGAATACGGTCGACAATTTGAATATTCCTTAAAAATAGGAACTGAACTAGCTGAACAATTACTACAGGACTCTAGAGCTACCTTCAAACTAATGGAGCACGAATATCAAGAAATCTTTGAATCTTACAGAGATAAATTAGAAAATATCAAAAAAAATCAAAACTTTTAGTAAATAAATTAGGTTAGTATTATAATTTGATATATCTTTGTATCGAACTAATACTATATATATGAAACCTAGAAAAAAAACCTATCCTAAAAAGCACGTCTATACTCAAGACCATTCATCACTACTTAAATTATTTAAAGAGATGGATAAAAAAGATGCTAAAAAACTTGCACAGTAAATAAATTTTACATATATTTGCGTATAATTAATAATCAAACCCTTAAAACAATGTTAACAAACGACCAATTAAATCAGAGAATGTCAGACAAGCTTGAAGCTAAGCTGTTTTACGCTCACAAAAACCTATCTGAGATAGAACTAATGCTCGAGGGCGTTATACCTACTAAGATGGATACCGACAGCCTTATGGGTATGCAAATCGCAGCTCTTAATGATATACAAGTTTATGAACGTATATTTGAACTGATAGAGCTATCTTATTAATATAAACCTTAAATAAATAAATTATGATTGACAAATTAGTAAAAATTCAAAACGAGCTTAAAGCTCCAAAATCTCAATTCAACTCCTTTGGGAAATACAGCTATAGAAATGCTGAAGATATTTTCGAGGCTGCTAAACCTATCTGTTTTAAGTACGGATTATTTTTAAGTATTTCGGATCAAGTCATTGAAGTAGGTGGACAACTATTTGTGGAGTCTCACGCTGCTATTACTGACGGAGACAAAACTATAGTAGTCAAAGCTCAGGCTGGATTAGATCTGAATCGCAAAGGAATGGATAAGGCTCAGAGTTCTGGAGCTTCTAGTTCTTACGCTCGTAAATACGCTCTAGGTGGATTATTTCTACTAGATGACACCAAAGACGCTGACGCAACTAATAAACACGGTAAAGGAGCTCCTGGAGCTTCTAAAGTAACAACTAGCAAAGCTGAGTTAAAGGAAAATACTGAAGCTTATATGAAAGTAGTTACTGCTTTAAAGTCTGGTAAATTTACAATAGAAGACGTAGAGGCTAAATACATAGTATCTAGTGACTTAAAATCTAAGTTAAAAAATAATTAAAAAAAAGTAACAAAAAACTTGCATAGTATATTTATTTTACATATATTTGCATAACGGCAATAATGCCACATTAAATAAACCTTAAAAATTAACATTATGAGTTCAATTATCACAATCGGATTAAACAAAGAAAAATTAACGTTCAACGACAAAGGATGGGCTAACATCACGGTCTTTGTAAATGATGAAACTAACACTTACGGTCAAAACGTATCGGCTTCAAATGAGCAATCTAAAGAGCAACGCGAAGCTAAAGAAGCTAAGACTTACGTAGGGAACGGACGCGTAGTCTGGACGTCAGACGGAGTTATCTCTCCAGCTGTCAAAGTAGAACGTGAAGTAGTAGCCTCAGAGCAATCTACAGCTGGACGTGAGACTCCAGATTTACCATTCTAAAGTATGACTATTAAATAGGGGGTGTAAAAGCTCCCTATTATTTTTTAACAATAAACCCTAAGAAGATGATAACAAATATAGATAAAATAAAAGGACTGCTTTATGATGTAAAGTATGATAGAATAGAGCAGGGTAAAGGGTTGAATATTGACGAAGTAGATCAGTACTTAAGATATAAAAAAGGGGCTTTCAATATATGTATAGGACACGCCAATACTGGTAAAACTACAGTCATATTGTATTTGATGTTAGCTTACGCTATGAAACACGATTTAAAATGGCTAATATTCTCTAGTGAAAATAGCGAGCATAGTATTGCTAGAAAGCTACTTGAGTTTAAAACTGGACAGCCTATCCAAAAGATACCAGATGCAACTATTGAGACTGAGATGGAGTGGATTAATGATCACTTCAAGCTAATTCAAGCTGACAAACTATACTCAGCTAGGACCTTAATGGACGAAGCTAAACAGATCCTGGACGTGTGGAAATTTGACGGAATACTAGTAGATCCATATAACTCTCTAATTAAAGATCCAGCATTACTTAGGACTGTAGGAGGTCACGAGTACGACTACCAGATAGCTTCCGAGATGAGGTTATTTTGTAAAGAGAATAATGTGACTCTGTGGTTAAATGCTCACGCAGTAACTGAGGCTTTAAGACGTAAGCATCCCTCTGGGCACGAGTTTGAAGGGCTGCCAATGCCTCCGAGTATGGCGGACGTTGAAGGTGGAGGAAAGTGGGGGAATCGAGCTGACGATGTTATATCGGTCCACAGATACACTCAACACCCAGATCGCTGGATGGTATCTGACATTCACGTAACTAAGGTTAAGGAGACAGAGACTGGAGGAAGACCAACAGCAATGGATTCACCTATATCACTTAGAATGCAACCTGGCAATGTAGCTTTTACTGTAGCGGGTAAAGATATAATAGACCACTCAATAAGCACTGAATTAGAAACAACTTTAAAATTTTAACAATGAATGACACTAATAAAGCACTAACATTATTAGCTCAATATCACTCTGAGTTCATAAAAATGGCTAAGGCTATAGCTGGAAATAACCTAGAAGTAAGAAATTACGCTGAAGACTTCGTTCAGGAGGGTTATTTGAGGCTAGCTAGATATGATGATTTATTTGACAAAGTAGTAGTAAAAGATAAAGTATCTAAAGGATATATGTTTTTTGTACTAAGGTCAATAATCTTAAATGCTATTAAAAAGAAGTCTAATCTTAAATTTAGTCACTTAGGAGACCAATACGATTTTGAAGAAAAATTCAACTGGATAGATCACGGAATGGATAAAGATAAATTAGGCACTGAAGCTATAGAGGCTAAAATGTACGAAGTCCTCAAAGCTAACGCTAAATGGTTTGACTATCAATTATTTGAGACATACCTGACTAGTGGGAAATCATTTCGATCTATCGCTGATGAGTCTGGC